AGATACTTTGTAATGCACATCGAGTTCTTGATGGGACACGATGTTGTTTAATGGATGAAAGAGAACATATATTTTATAAAGCAAGAAATCTTAAAGATCCATGGAGTATTTGGTGTAAAGAAAGTCTTGAAAATTATTTTTGGATAGAAGAATATCTTTATGATCTTTTAGATGAGTATAAAAGTCGTTTTAAAAAACCTCATAAAATACTTTCGTCTAAAAAACAACCTGTTGGTATGTCATATTTTCTACAATCACCACCTTTTAATTTGAAGGACGGAGAGTGGACCAATCCACCCTTAACAATTCCTGATTGTTATAAATCTCTTGAACTTGAAGTTTTTGATGGTTATTCCCTTCAGAATATTATTAATTCTTATCGCAATTTCTATGGTAATTTTTATACGATGAAAACATAATAATATATCTTTCACGGTTAAAGAATAATGATATTAATAAAAGTTAATTTTAGGAAATGATTGATGACTTACATTATTTGTTCAAAATGTGGATTTAATGCAATGAATGATATTGAGGCAAAAATACATAGTTGTTCATTATCTTCTGTTATTGAAGATTTTAGTGGAATGGAAAACACAACAAATAAAGGAACAGAAGTAGAATCTTTACATTTGATAAAATGTAAGTATAAAGAAAATATAATAATTTATGATTTTAAAAGATATCTTGAAAGAACATATAAAGGACATTACAATTCCAATAATAATATAGAATGTTTTGATGCATGGATTGCTCTTGGTGATGCAACACCAACTTTTAGAAATACTGCGATTAAATATTTGTGGAGATTAAAAAGAAAAGAAGATACGATACCAAAAGATGATTTAATGAAAGCAATGCATTACGTTCTTATGTGTCTATATAACGAGTATTATAGAATCGAAAACTAGAGAGATAAAAATATGTCAGAAGTTCATCCTTTAATTGGTAAATATGTTTTTATCTCAAATGAGAATTATTACAAATACGGAAGAATTATTGAGAATGTTGATGTTGATATATTCTTAGTTAAGATTATATCTGGAGACATTCTAATAAACAGTTATAGTCTTTATAATATAAATCAAATGATACAGGATGATAATAGTCATATTACAGGATGGCAGATTTTTAAGACTAAAGCAGATTTAAATAAATATTTAAAATGGATAGAAACACCAACAGAAAATTCAGAAAATAAAGTTTTACAATTGGTGAAGAAAAATGGAGAAAAGATTTGATAAATGATTCCTTATACATACCTTGTTGGCTGGACAAAATATAATAAATGGTATTACGGTGTAAGATATGTTAAGAATTGTCATCCATCAGATCTATGGAAACCATATAAAACTTCATCTAAGTATGTAAAAAGATTTTATAATAAACATGGTGATCCAGACGTTATTCAAATAAGAAAAACTTTTACATCTGCAAAAGATGCAATTGATTGTGAACAAAAAGTATTAAGAAGATTAAATGTTGAAAAAAATTCTAAATTTCTGAATACTAAAAATGCTACTACTAAAACAATTATAATTAAACCTAATAGCGGGTCCTTTAAGAAAGGACTTACTCCTTGGAATAAAGATAAACATTATGATGAAATGACTATAGAGGAAAGAAAAGAAAAATTTGGACGAATATTTTCAGAAGATGATAAACAACATTTGAGGGAATTATCTAAAGAAAGATTTGCAAATAATGAATTACGTGATATAGTCAGAGAAAGAACAATTGCACAATTTAATGATCCAGAGAAGAAAAAAATACATAAAGATTCATGTGATGGGCATGTTGGTAAAGGATGGATAAATAATGGGATAATTAATAAAAGAGCATCAAAAGAGGAATTTGAACAACTTAAAAACTTTGGTTGGACAAAAGGTAGATTAATATTAAGTGAAAATAAATTTTATAATCATAGAAATAGAAAAAGAAGTTCTGAAACAGGACAATATATTTAAGGAGAAATAATTTGGAGATTCAAATCCCGATCGATCTTTTAAGACAAAGAAAATTGATGATCGCTACGCCAATGTTTGGTAAAATCTGCCTCTAATCAAAGTAATTTGATATAGATAACTAGGTGAATTGCTGGAAACTCCAATATTGGACAATCAGCAGCCAAGCACTTTAAAAAAAGTGAAGGTTCAACGACTATCCCGAAAGGGAGTAGAAAATAAGCAAATGATTTTCGAAGTGCCTAGCTCCAATTTAAATTGGATGAAGATATAGTCTAATCTTTATAGTAATATAAAGCAGTTTAATAAAACGGCATAAATCTTGCGAATTTATGTGAATATAATTGGGAATGTGTAGTGGAATGTTTTGTAAATCTTGTGCCGATTTAGCTGCGTTATGTGCACAATATCAAATACCAATGCAGTTTTACTTTCTTTTTAATGAAAGTTTAATACCAAGAGCAAGAAACTATTGTACGGATGAATTTGATAGAGCACCAGCAGAACATATGATGTTTATTGATGCTGATATTGGATTTTCTCCACAAGATGTTATTGCATTAATGGCCTTACAGGTTCAAAATGAACAGTATGATATTATTGGTGCTCCATATCCAAAAAAATGTATTTCATGGGAAAAGATTAAACTTGCTGTTGATAAAGGAATGGCTGATGAAGATCCAACCATCCTTGACAAGTTTGTTGGAGATTATGTCTTTAATCCAAAATATGGACAGCAAGCAATTCCGATTGGTGAACCTGTAGAAGTTCTTGAAATTGGAACTGGTATGATGATGATTCGAAAAGAAGCATTGCATAAATTTAAAGCCATGTATCCACAATATATGTATAAACCAGATCATGCACGTACAGAACATTTTGATGGTTCTCGTGAAATTATGATGTATTTTCAATCTGAAATTGATCCAAAATCAAAAAGATACCTTTCAGAAGATTATTGGTTTTGTCAAAAGGCACAAGAAGCAGGATTACGTACTTGGCTTTGTCCTTGGATGAAAACTCAGCATGTTGGTTCTTACATTTTCTCTGGTTCTCTTGCAGATTTAGCCTCTATTGGTGCAGCAGCAACAGTTGATCCTTCTCAGTTAAAGAAAGGTAAAGTGGGTATTCTTCCCGTCAATCCTGCTATCTCATCTTTATCTCCAATGACACCAGGAGTAGCAATTCCTCAAGCAACACAGATGCTTTCAAAGTTTGGAGCAATTGTGCAAGAAGAAAACAAAAAACTATCAAAGTTAAAGTTACCTCAAGGTAAAAGAAAACGGAAGTAAAACAATGTTTGTGGATAAATGCACAATTTCAATATTAAAGAATTTTGCGTCTATTAATCCCAATATCTTAATAAGAGAAGGAAATGTATTAAAAGGAGGAATACCAAATGTTATTCAGGCTACGGCTATTCTTCCTGATATTACATTTCCACAAAGATTTGCCTTAGATAATCTTTCTAAGTTTATTCATATTTTAGAAGTGTTTAAGGAACCTCATGTAGAATTTTTTGGAAATCATTTGAGTGTTTCTGATGAAAATCATAATCACTCATTTAAGTTAATGTATACAGAAGAAAGTATAATTGAAGATTTGATAGTTTCAGATAGAGAAATTATTCTTCCTTCTAAAGATATTATGTTTAATATGGATGAATCCGTTCTTCCACAACTAATGAAAGCATTGAGAATTTTAGATGTTTCAGAAATTCATTTTCATGGAGATGGTGCAGAGACATTTGTTAGTTTAATGAGTTCTGAAAATCCATCTTCTGATTCCTATTCTATAAAATTAGGAGCAAGTGGTATAAAATTTAGAGCTGTATTTAGTGCAGAACATTTAAATTTATATCCTGGTGATTATGTAGTATCAATATGTAAGGAAGGAATTGCTAAGTTTAGTTCTGAAAAAGTAAAATATTTTATCGCAATTGATAATAATAATTCTTACTTTCAGTAAAAACAACACAATAGGCATTTGTTGAAATATATTAATTAGGTGGAATTATGATAAATGAAGAAGTGGTTTGGTGTGAACGTTATAGACCACACACTGTTGAAGATACAATTCTTCCATTAGAACTTAAGACATTATTTAAAAATTTTGTAAAACAAAAAACAATTCCGAACTTACTTTTTTCTGGTGGTCCAGGTATGGGGAAAACCACAATAGCAAGAGCAATGTGTGAAGAACTTCGTTGTGATTATATTGTAATTAATGGTTCTCTTGAAGGGAATATTGATACTCTTCGTAATAAGATTGCATCGTTTGCTTCTACTGTTTCCTTTTCTGGTGGAAGAAAATATGTAATAATTGATGAAGCGGATGGACTTACTGTTGCTACTCAACCTGCACTTCGTCATTTTATGGAAAAATATTCATCGAATGCCGGTTTTATTCTTACTTGTAATTATCCCAATAAACTCATTAAAGAACTTCATTCTAGAGATGCAACAATAGAATTTAAAATACCAAAGGTTGAATGTTCTAAAATTGCAGCTTCTTTCTTTAAGAGAATACTTGAAATTTTAGAGAAAGAAAATGTTACATATGATAAGGAAGTTATTGCTGAAATAATTAATAAACATTTTCCAGACTTTAGAAAAACTCTTAATGAACTTCAAAAATATTCAGTATCAGGTATTATTGATACAGGTATTCTTTCATCTTTACATGGTATTGATATTCATGATTTGATAAAGTTTATAAAACAAAAAAATTATACAGAATGTAGAAAATGGATTGCAGAAAATTTTGATGGTAATTCTGCTGATTTGTTTAGAAAGTTCTATGATACATCAATGGGATATCTTTCACCATCTTCTATTCCTGCATTAATTTTACTTATTGGAAAATCTCAATATTATTCCGCAATGGTTGCTGATCAAGAAATAAATGTAATGGCTTTTATTGCTGAGCTTATGATTGAGGAGATTTTCCAATAAAATCAATGGGTTAGATGATGGAGAATTGATGCAAATATTTATTTTATTTGTCATAAAATTACCAAGAATATAATCCAATGGGTATAAATACTCCTATAGAATAAATTTTTATAGGAGTATTTAATGCAAGAAAAATATGGTTTTGTCTATATTTGGTATGATAGAAAACATAAGCGTTATTATATTGGAGCCCATTGGGGAAGAGAAGATGATGGATATATCTGTTCTTCTAAATGGATGAAACAAGCTTATCGAAAACGTCCGCAAGATTTTAAAAGACGAATTTTAGCGAGAATTTACACTAATAAAAAAGATACATTTATGACCGAGCATAAGTGGTTACAAATGATAAAAAAAGAAGAATTAAAGAAAAAATATTATAATATAATGAATTCAAGTTCTTTATATTGGTTAGATGATGAAATTAAAGTAATTCAAGCAAGTAAGAAAATTTCAGAAAAATTAAAAGAATTTTATAAAAATAATCCAGATAAGACTCGTTTAGGTAAGAAAAGTTCATTAGACACAAGACAAAAACAATCTAAATCAGCAAAAGGTAAAGCTGGAACAAATAAAGGAAAGAAATTTGATAAAAGTTGGAAAAATAATATGTCAGAAACCAGGAAACAATATTTAAAAGAAAATCCATATTCACAAGAGTCAAGAGAACAAAGATCAAAAACTATAATGAATTCTAAGTGGATGAAAAATATTCAATTAAATGTATGCAAACAAGTAAAACCTTTTGAGATTGAAGAATACTTAAATAATAACTGGATGTTTGGGAGATTAAAAAGAAAATAATGAATAAAGTTGTTCTTTCTGATAATTGTGTTCTTATTCATGGTAATTGCCTTGAAGTAATGCAAGATCTTAATGGAATTCATGCTTGTATAACAGATCCACCATATAATTTAGGTTTTATGGGAAAAGAATGGGATAAAGGAGGTATTTCATTTTGTTCAAATACTTGGAAAATAGTAAATAATACACTTTTACCAGGAGCACATCTCCTTTCATTTGCAGGAACACGAACATATCATAGAATTGCTTCTGCAATTGAAGCTGGTGGTTTTGAAATAAGAGATATGATTTCATGGATTTATGGATGTTTAAGTGAAGATACTCATCTTATTAATGAAGATGGAAATATTACTTCATATACATCCATAAAACCAAATGATAAGGTTCTTGTTTATGATAAATATACCAAAGAGTTTTTTTACTCCGAGGTAGAAGAAATTTATGAATATAATATCAAAGATACCTGTTATAGAATACAATCAAATTTTACAGACCAAATTGTCTCCAGAAATCATCGTTGTCTTGTTGAACGAAGCGGAAAAGAAATATTCATCTTCGCAGAAGATTTACAAGAAAAAGAGAACATACCCTTTTTGGAAAATGTGTTCAATTTGCATGAAGCCATTTCCAACAATAACAAAAGAACAAGCATCTCGAAACAAAACCTGTTCTCAAAAATGTATCAATGTTTTAATTTCTCAAAAAAACAAAGGACGAAAAAAACCTTTGGAGAAATTATTACAAAAGAAAATTTGTTGTATAGTGTGTGGGAAAGAATTTTTTCGCAATATAAAACATATAAAGAGAGTCAGAATTTCTGTTTGCAGCAAATATTGCAATGGTATTTTACGTGGAAGGGAATGGAAAAAACATGCTTACAAGGGGCATGCAGCGTGGACAGCAGAATCCAAAAAACAACTAAAAATTCGAATGACTGGAAATTCCAATCCTTCTTGGAAAGGTGGAATAACATATCACCGAAGTCATGGAAATTACAAAGGAGTAAAATATATTCGTTGCTCTCAAGAATTTATTTCTATGGCAAGAAAAGATGGTTATGTAATGGAACATCGATATATTATGGCAAAGCATATAGGAAGATGTTTGACAAAAATAGAAGTTGTTCATCATATAGATCACAATTCATTAAACAATGTAATAGAAAATCTAATGTTATTTCGCACCAATGCGGAACACAAGGCATACGAGAATGGTCAGGACATAAAACCAGTTTGGCAACCATCATTCCCTTTGAATATGAAGGAATAATTTGGTGCATTAAAGTAAAAACAGGTGCATTTGTTGCTATTAGAAATGGGAAAGCATTTGTTACTGGAAATTCTGGTTTTCCCAAGTCTCATAATATCTCAAAAGCAATTGATAAAATGAAAGGAGTAGAATTTGAAGAAATTCCTGCATCGGGTGTAGGCTTTATGAATCCAGAAGGCTCTGGAGGATATAATGTTACTAAACATCAATTAAAACAGATCGGTGAATCTTCAGAAGAAGCAAAACAATGGGAAGGATGGGGAACAGCATTGAAACCTGCATGTGAGCCTATTTGTTTTGCCCGTAAATCTCTTTCAGAAAAAACAATTGCAGAAAATGTTCTTAAGAACGGAACAGGTGCAATTAATATTGATGATTGTAGACTTGATATTCCTGGAAGAAATCCAGGAAACATAACACCATCAGCTAGAAATAATAAGATATATGGACAAGATAATCGTATAACAATAGCAAAGAATTATAATCCAGATAATTTAGGTCGTTTTCCTGCAAATATTATTCATGATGGTTCAGAAGAAGTAACAGAATATTTTCCAGATGTAGGAAAATCAATAGGTGGTCGTATTGGTAAAAAAGATATGGCAACTGTGACAAATGTTCCTGCTGGAATATATAAGTCAGGCGATCCTGGTTATGGGGATTGTGGTTCTGCAGCACGCTTTTTTTATTGTGCAAAAGCTTCTTCAAAAGAACGTGGAGAAGAAAATAAACATCCTACAGTAAAACCTCTTACTCTTATGTCATATCTTTGTAAGTTAATTACTCCTCCCAATGGAA